CTAGATTGATTATAAGCATAATCGGAGTCGGAAAAACCCATCAAGTCTCCAAAGACCATCTAACCACCTCATTGGAGTGCGGCTAAAAATTCATTACCGACAGTATTCTCTTCTGCCGATTCAGTATTGCTGTAAAAGTTAGTATTATATTGTCTAGCACTTTCACGCATCTTTTGTCTTTGTTGTTCGTCTCTAGCCTTTCTTTCCCAATATGCGGCTATCTTTCTATCTAGTAGCCACATTTCTATCTTGTCATTTAGTGCTAAATCGAACAATGCTTTCATTACCATTATTGCTCCTATCGTTCCTAGTCCAAATAGAACTGAATGTGCTAATGGCCCATATGGAAAACCTGTTCCGAATTGAGCATAAGCAAATACATTTGCCCCACTTAATGTTCCTACGAACAATATAGTCATAACTAGTCTAGTATCTTGATTTAAAACAGCCATTGTAAAACCTCAAGCGAATTCAATAGAACATGCAACTTGGCCGGAAGTTTCCTCAAAGAAAAGTCCTGTGCTACATATTACTCCATGCATATCAAACTCTTTTGTTTCGTTGGCGGATAGAACCATTCTAGCGACTTCTTTACCGCTATTACTAGTTCCATCAAACACCTTTATTGTAGCCGCACCATTATTAACTTCACAAACATGAATAGAAATTAATTTACATTGACCAGTAAAAACCAAACCGCTTGCTGTTAATACACCGCTACTTCTGCATGAAGCCATACTATCTACTCCCTTGAGACTAACTACAATACCAATACCATTTAAGATTATTGTCTAATCTTCTTTGGTTTCAGTTTTCTTTTCTGTCTTTTTTGCCGCAGGTTTCCTTCCCCTTTTAGCAGGTTTAGGAGGCAATAAAAGAGATTCTAGTTCAGCATGAGTGGTTATTGCAGAACCCAATACTCTATTGATAACATCAAACTTTTTTGGGTCTATTTCCGAAAGTGCCTTTCTATCATCTTCTGTAAAGAGAATCTCTAGATTAGTGTCCCCTTTTAGCGTTATTGCTGTAAAAGGTTCCACATCATCTAGAGAATCCCTTTTTGTCAAAAGAACTCCACGGACAATTACTGATGGCTTATTTGCTATAGTTGCCATTTTAATTATTGCCACTAGAACACCTCAAAGATTTCCAGTAACTCTAACTCTAACCACGCCACAATCAGTATTTGCTGATATTAAAGCACCACTAGAAGCAGTTACAGCCTTAAGTTCAAACTTATCTACTGCGCCATAAGCACCCAATTTGGTTACTACAGGTGTAATTCTTAGAGTAGGACTCTCTTGTCCTATAATTTGAACCGAAGAAATACTAGATAGACCTAAACTTGTCGCTGTAATTAGTTCGTTTAATGGTGTAATTGTTGCACTTGCTCCGGTTTCATTTGCCCCTAACAAAGCAGTTCCATCGGCCTTTAGAGTAATTGTTGAACCAACTATGCTATCAATAAACGCAGTAATATCGTTATTAGAATTAGCAGAATTTATTAATACTTCTTGCCCTGCGGCTAAAGTAGTAAATGTTCCGCTATTTACTGTAATGACATCTGTTGTTTTATTAACATCAATATCCAATGTTCCGGATGCGGCAGGTCTTGCACCAGTTAGGTCAATAGCCGCAGTAACAACATATTCATCTCCTAGAGCCTTTGGTTTTGTAAAGCCTTTATGGTCGGCTAAAAGTGTTACAGTATGTGTCACTTAAATCGCCTCACAGAAGGTTTGTAATCTTTCCTTGACCCTTGAAGTATGAACAAGCCATTTCACCAATTGTTCGGTATAGAGCCTTGTTTCCAAGATTGCCAACACCGAATGGGTTTCCGTTACTAATACCATCTTCAAAGTATTGAGTTGGCTTCATCACTGATAGCCATAGATGGTCAGTATCTAGAACAAGCATGTCACCGATTAGAGAACTGTTTAGACCAGTAGAAGGCATAGCCGCTACAGGAATCAATGGGATATCGTAGTATGTAGAAACTCTAAATCCTACTTCTGCACCCTTAACTCCTCTAACACCATTTACAGTTGGAACAATCTCTTTTCTGTCCATAAATCTCTCTTGTGCTTGTAGCAAATCACTTAGAGTTTGTAGAGTATCGTATCCAGTTAGGATAACCTTTGGAGAACCTCCGGCTACTCTAATATCTCTTAGTAGAGAATTTAGAACTGTTAGAGTTAATTGCCTTGCTTCACCGGAAGTATAACCTGCACCAAATGAAACTTGAGAGTCTAGGAATGAATCGCTTGCTCTTGACTTTCCATATAGTCTGTTAATGTCATCAGTTCGTGTAGCAATTACACTTGAAGCCGCCATTTCTGTCAATTCAGCATTACTAGAAACAATCTTCAATAGAGAAGTATAGTTTCTTTCCATTACATCAGCCGCATTTGTTGCGCTAACGGGTTGATAATGTTCAAGTGGCATTACTAGCATAGCATTTTGAACTTCGGAATGGTGCTTACCCATATCTTCTCTCAATTGCGCTCTAATGTCACCGATTCCATCATCAATTGCCGCCATTTCCATAGAAAGTTCACTGAATTCAAATTGATGAGCAATAATCTTAGGGCTTGTGTTTAGCAAATCATATTCAGGAGCAATTGACATTAAACCATCTGATTGACTATCTAGACTTGCATTTTCCGGAACACCACCAATTCGGTCTGCTCTTAGAGTATCTGCACCATAAAGTGCATCATTTAGTGCGGCATTACCAGTAATTGCTAGGAAGTTTCCGCTTCCACCACCTGCTCTCTTTGCCAAAACTCTCCAACCGCTTGATGTATATGGCCTCTTTGAAATAACTGAAAGTGCATTACATTCCCTGTTTAGCATTGACCAAACTTTTTGTCCATACATAATATTGTATAGATTTGCATTTATTCCGCTTGGTGCGGAAGTTGCATGACCGTGGTTAAATGCGGTATGAATACCACTAATGCCACCTTGAGCCTTTAGTAGTTCATTTCCGATTGAACCCATTGTGTTTAGTCCGTATGTTTGTGCTTCTAAATCTGCTATTGTGTTAATATATCCTGTCATAATAAATCACCTCAAACGAGTCCTCCGGCCATTTTATGAATGTCCGACCAATCCATTTCAGCCAGTTCTTCCATACTTGGGAGTTTAATTTGTGCTTCTTCTTGTGCTTTTAGTATTGTTTCTTTTTCTGCTGTCAAAGACTTTCTTAGAGAAACAAATTCATCCTTTAGAGAAGCAATTTCTGCTTGAGCATCATAATTTGCCTTTTCTATAATTGTTTCTCTTTGTGATGTTTCTCTAGCAAATCTTTCTGCAAAAGACTTTTCTAGATTGCTGTAAGCCAATTTCTCTAGTTGTTCTTGTCGGAAAGCCTCATATGCTTTCTCAATGTTTCCAACAGACAAATCAAGCGTTTCTAGTTCTGTATTGCTAAATGCCTTTACAACCGGAAGGTCGCTTGCTTTTGGCTTTCCATTGTCAATAACAATTCTATCTGCGGGTTCACCGATTTCAACACCTGCCCCATCTAGAGTAGAAACGACGGCCTTTCTCTCATCCATGAGTTTTTCATAGTCGCCTTTTTCTTCACTTGGAGGCATAGCGGTTTCCTTGTCATCATCCATTTTTTCGCCATACATCTTTTCGTTCATCATGCTTTCTTTCATTTTGTCATCATCCATCTTTTCATCTGCCATTTCTTCTGCCATTTCTTCCTTACGGAGAGAATTGACTTCTGCCATCAAAGCGTCTAATTCTTCCAATGCTTTTTCTATTCGTGTCATATTTTTCACCTTATCTTTTGTTTTTTCTTGTTTTAAAATATCAAATCTTGCTTCGGGGTTTATTCCTTTTTCACAAATTGTAACCTCATGTAATTCAAGTTTGCTTATTTCGTTGTATTCACCTAGTTCTTTGTGACTCTTTTTCACTTTCTCTAAAGCCTGTCCTCCAATACTAAATGACCTCAACGAACCTTTCCTTATGCCTCTATTAATTTCTTTGGCTTTTTCTATATCATCTCTTAACTTAATTACTACAAAGAATCCAACATCATCTACTTCTGTTTTCCATAATCTCCCTGTTGTATCTCTATATGATTCTACTACTTCTCCCACTTGAACATTTGAATGATTTGTCATTACATTTCTAAACTTGGGATTCTCCATATATTTCTTTACTGCCTCATTAAGTGCTTTGAGTGTGATTAAATCATTTTGCTTATCAACGATTTCGATGCTTGCATATCCTCCAATCATTAAATCGTTGCTTTTGAGAATCCTAAAGTCTGTTGTTTTGTTTGCCAATACCGCAGACGACATTCCTCTCAAAACCTAATTAATCCAACGACTATATAAAGAACACACTATTTTTTTATTCAGGTAGGGGTGTTTTAGCAAATTTATCTTCATAAATGTTCCAAATACCCTCATCACCTTCAGTATCAGCAGGTTCTTGTTTATAGCCAGTCCAAGCCAACCACATCTTTTTCTCTTGAACAGGTAAATAACGAATATGTAATTTAGTTTCGAATTTGTTTCCTTTTAGGAAATATTCGTGATATCCGTTTCTTTGAACTCCTAACTCAATATTTCCCGAATCAATCACCTTTCCTTGTTCTAAACTTTTAGAAACTTCAGCAGGATATTTTCCTGCCGCACCAAACAAATCAAACAACTCTTCTTCATCATCTAATTGTATAGTCCAAAACATAGACTCATCACCAACTAATATTCCAAAAGAAACATTACCATCTTCTCTATCGTATATTTTGAATTTACCTGTTCTATATTCTTTAGGAGTTTTATAGGCTTTTAGCATAGCATACTTATCTGTAAAATCCGAACCGAAGCCCATTTTACATCTATCATACTCTTCTATAAGCCTCCTAAATTCTTTTTGATTTTCTCTTTCTCTTACTCTTCTAACAAAATCATCGCAATCTTGGTTGTAGACTACATATTCACATATCGCTTTTAATTCATCTATTCCATCCGGAACTATTCCGTTTTTTTCAAGATAATTTAACATATCAGACAAGAAGCCACTATTTATTGTCTTTCCTTTTGCAGTTTCTTTATCTATTACATCAAATGTCTGCTGTAAAACTTGTTGTTTTAAATCATTACAGCATTTATCTTCATCAGTGGAAGCATAAGACATAGACACCATAGGTGTTTCTTTTTGCCTTTCTATAGTAATTGGAACGCCTGTCATTGGAACTCCTCCTTCGTTTGCAGATTCCAATATTAGACTCATAGCACTTTTGGCGATAGTATCTTCCTGTAGAACTTTGCTAGGGTCTACTAGGAATTTATTTCCCTCCTTTTCTAATCCATCTCTTTGGGGAACAAAATCAGCAAGGTTCGTTTCTTTTCCTTGTAAAGTATCTTCATAAAGAGCAGGATATTTTCTATTTAGAAACTCATGAGTTTCTTTGATAGTTCTAGGTTTCGGTCTTAGATAGTGATATAAAATTAATGCCAACTCATTATTTTTACCTTTCATAACTTCTTCTGCTTGATTTTTCCACATATCTAAATCAGCCAAAGCATTCTTAGACATCAAATTGTTCTCTTCAAAACCATATAACACAAAGCCACTAGTATCGTATTTTGCTATAATAGTGGTTTCACCATGAATATGGTCTGTAACTTTTATTCCTTTTTCTAAAGCAACCACATCATAATTAAGTGACTTCTTAGTGTCCTGCGAAAGTATCTCTAGAGTGATTGGTTTATCCGGATATTCTACTTCGGGAACTTCGATTACTTTGGCAGAAAATAAACTATAACTTTCTCCCTTTTTCTTAACTTCATCTACCTTTACTCTAATAATATCACCGACATCAACATTAATTTTAGTATTGAGTGCCTTACCTACATTCATATAATTTTGACCCTTTATTTCTACTAATCCTGCCGCATCTTGTAATACTGGCCCCACTCCTACAGAATATGAAAATAAATTACTCTTGGTTTTGTTTTTATCTAAAACTATTACATCTAAGTCTACAAAGTTTTTCCACTTTATCCATTTAGGATTCTTTTTAGTTCCAATATAATATGTTGAAGTAGCGTCTTTTATTACCACTCCTTCTGCTGTTGGTATCTCCATCATTTCTTTAGAATATTTTTCTAGGTCTTCTAAATTATCTGCTTGTCTAGTATCTTTCTTAGAAGGATAAGCAATTGCCTCGCCACTCTTAGCAGAATAATTATTGAAAAGAATAGTCATCCTATTAGACAATTCTTCATCAGTCAAAGTTTGTGATTCGTGCCTCATAATATCAAAGACATGACATCTTAATTTAGCATCTTTATATTTACCTTTGAACACATGGGCTATAGTATCTGCCCTGTGTAGTGCTTCATCGCCATCAAACAATATTAACTCGCCATCTAAAATACAATCTCCATATTCTTTTTTATTTAATTCTTGAACTTGAGCAGAACACTTATCTGTAATATTTTTCTCGTTGTAAGAATAAATTGTAACTTTGCCATCTAACTTATGTAATTGTATTCTCATACCGTCATATTTTTCTTGAACAAACCAATCACCGCTAAATCCTTTTAGTTGCTCGATGTCCTCTATTTCAAAAATTCTATACATTGGTTTGTTAGGAACAATAAAATGTGAGAGAGACTTTTCCTCTTTTTCTCCATCTTCGTTCTTTTCAATCTCTACTAACTCTTCCCAATCTTCTTCATCATTTCTAGAGAAGAAAATAGTTTCTAAAATATCCATAGCGGCCTTTACTTTTCCTTCAACTTCCCTAGAATCTTTGCCGTCTCCATAGTGTTCAATAATATACAGCCCTATGTCGTCTGCCTCTAGGTCAAGTCCGTCAAGACCCTCCGTTATTGTGTCACTTTGCATGTCTTTTATTGCTAATACATCCTTTGAAAGTGCTTTATTATCGCTTCTTAGTGCATAATGCACAAATTTAACCATAGTTTCCGGATTACTCAATAATTCTTCAAGAACATTACCTTTGAACATATCAGCAAATGGGTCAATTACGATTTTAGAAGTATATCTTAGAAGTTTAATATCTTCAAAGAGTTTCTGTGCCTTTAGACTTTCAGGATTTTTTGTGTCTTTATCTTTCAAATCCTCTTCTTCAATAAATCTCTTAAGTTCTTTCCCTACTGCATTTAATTTTTCATATGATTCTATAATGATATCTACAGCATTTTGCCATCTGCTACTGTATTCTTTTGGGTCTTCTTTTGCTGATAAATAGGCAACTCTAGTTTTTTCAAACAATCTAAGTATTTCTACCGAAGGTTGCTTATCCTTCTCAATAGAGTCTAATTTCAAAATGACTCCCTGCCTAAAATAATTAGTCGTCTAATTTACTTTTTTTAAAACTGTCACCCGCAGTAGCATGACTATCTAAACCAAAACCGGAGTGTTTTCCTTGCGGTTTCATTTCTAGATTTACATTTTCTGCCTTTGGTCTTGTTACCTTTACTGCCTCGGATTCATCTTTCAATTCGCTTCTATTATTATCCATTAAAGATTGGTATAATATTTCTTTAGCGTTTCTAGCCTTTTCTATAGCCATGCTTATTTTTCTTTCTTCTGCTGTTACTCTTTCGGGCATTATTGTCCACCTGCCTTTTCTACCATTTTATGAATATCACTCCAATCCATATTAGAAACATTTTCCATAGAATTTTCTCCTCCTATGGTGCTTGTCATAACAGGAGTTGGACTATCAGTAACAACATATCCTGCCTTCATAAGTAGGCTATCTTTAGCATAAATTGTCTTTTCAAGTGCCTCTACCTTTGCTGTTAGGGCTTTTACAATCTCAAGCATTTCTTCATTTATTGTTCGTTCTTCGGTCATTCTATCTTCTCCCGTTCTTTTTTACCACTAGGATATACTAAGTCTCGTAACTGACGATACAATAATTCATACTCCTTACGAAGTTTGGTAGCCGTGGCTACAATATCAATGTTCCGTTCATCCATAGATTTCATTTTTTTATTGAGTTTCTTATTGGATTTCATTAAATCTAATTCTTTTAGAGAAGAAATTAAATCTCCCAACTTAGTAAAGTCTTGACCAAAAAATTCTGTTGGTTCAGCCGCCTGTAATGTTTTCTTTAATCTTTTTTTACCTTTAGCATCTAAAGAATCTAATATCTTTTGTGGGCTTTTTGTTTTCTCTTCTTTGAATATTATCTCTCTTCCATCATCATAATAATCCCATGTCATATTTATCACTCCAACATTCCTTCTATAATGTTTAATTTTTGTTCTAATTCTTTGACCCTGCCAATAAATCTTACGGTCAATGAAGATATTTCCGAAGTCTTATCCATACTAATAGAGCCGAATCCCGATGCAAGTTCAATAGTTTCACTTTCAATATAGTTTCTTAATCCGTCTTTAAATTTGTCTTCTATTTCGTCAAATTGTTTAAGCAATTGCTTCAAGTCATTTGTTGTTTTTATTCCTGTTAAAATGACTTTACTTATTTGTCTTTTAACATCCTTAGACACAACGCCTTCAGTTTCTAATTTTGCTGTGACTTTTTGTAATCTTTCTAATTCGGGTTTTGCTTCTGCTACAAAGTTAGCCTTATTAATGAGTTCATTCAATTTAGCCTCCTCTTCTTCTATTTTTTCAGCAAAATCTAATTTTGCTTGTCGAATATACTTATCTCTATTTTCAGTTATGTCTTTGACCTTAGCCATTAACGATTGTAGTTTGGTATCTTTATCTCCTTTTATTTTCTTTCGTTCAGTGCTAATTAATTCATTAATACCTTGCCTTAGTCTTTTTACTTTGTTTGCTATTATTTTATCTTCATCCTTTTCCATTTCTTTTAATTCGGAAAGGCGGTCTTCTAATAGGTTTTTTTCTGTTTCTATTTTGGCTAAATCTCTCATGGCTTTTCTAAATTTAGGAAGATATCTTCTTTTGATTGATTCTACATCCCCTAACTTTCCTTGTAATGTATCCATACTTGCCATCAATTCTTCTCTTCTTTTGGGTCTATCTATTACGCTAAGAGGCTCATAACCTTCAACGCTAGCAAAACAGTATAGAAGAACATCTACAGCAGTAAAGGTAGTTCCTTCTACATTAAATTCTTTTAACGCTACTGCTCTAGCCTCTTTCTCTAGTTTATCAATATCAAAAAAGTCATCCTTTCCGTCACCGTAAAATAGTTTTCCTCTTTCAAGAATATCCTTGAATTTTTTTGTTAAGAATTTGGGTTGGCTTTTTAATGCTTTTAATTTATTAATTATTTGTTCTGCTTTTTTTGGATTAGTTCCGAACCTTCGGTATATTTTTCTCCATCCTGTTCCTTCTATCTCTAAATTACCATCTTTTAGTTTTAGAGTAACACTATCTAATAATTCTTCTACATCATCGAGGGCATCAAATAAAACCGATATTTCTTCTTTGGCAAATTTTATTTTTCTTTCTCTAATGAGTTCATCTCTTTTTAAACCACTTTCTATGTTTCTATCTGCTGATTGTTCTACTTCTCGCTGTAAATCTGTTTTTGGCGCAACATAATCTTCTTCTTCGCTAGCCCTAGCAGACCCCGCTTCATCTTTGGCCTTTTGAATATATTTTCTATATTCTATCATATTATTTGAATTGATATTTCTTTCAAGTGATTTCTTAATCTCACTAGCCGAAGCCTGTTGTTCTACTAGTCTAGTAGTCTCGTCATCTAACTCTACTTTGCTCAAAACATATAGTAAAGATTTATTTTTAGACAACTGTAAAAACATAGTATCGCCTCAAAATGGAATATTCTCTCTTCGGTTCTTTTGCTTTGGCGGTAATGTAATTACATCCGGAACATCTGCTGAATGCAATTTCTTTTTTACCGTTGTATCAGCAGGTATTCCCACTGTAAAGTCTCTACTCGGTTTTAGTTTAGCATTCTTGTTAGCATTTAATGCCCTTACTTCTGCTAATTCTTTCTTTAATCTAATTTCTTTTTGTCTGCTATCTTCTGTCATTAACCTGTCCTCCTTTCCGTTCTTCTATCTACATTTTGATTTCCTGCATCTTCCGGTAATCCTGTTAATCTCTTATCGGGGCCTCTACTCATAGAGGGTTTATTTCTTGTTGTTGGAGGGTTCTCTTGTGGCTTACTTAACTGTTGCTCTTGCATTTGCCCCATTTGAGAAGCATCTATGTTAGTTCCCGCATATGGGTCTACTTGGAAATCACCATCTTCTTTTTGTTCTCCTCCCTCCGGCTCTTTTGGTTCCGGTTTAGAAAAAGTAAAGTTTCCATCTTCATCCATATCAACTTCAAATCCTAAATTCTTAATCGAACCTGCAACATTTACTTCTAACTCTCTCTTTCTTATTACTGCTATTTCATCTTCTTCTTCGCTTGGTGGAAGTTTTAAATTCCAATCAGTAATACCAAATTGCTTAACAAGGAATGGGAAAACATAGTTATTATAGACAGTTTGTGCCTTTTGAACTGCCCTATTTGTTACAAGAATTTGCATACCTTCATTATTTAATCCACCGCTTGTAGTATTATCAGCCATGAATACTTTACTAACTCCGTAGAACGCTGATATCCTATCTCTTAAATCATCCTTAACAGAAACATAATCCATTTCTTTTAGGCTGTCCATAAATTTAATCCACTCAACAGCCCCTTTGCCGCTTTCCGATTCTATACCCATAACAGGAATAAAATGAGGGTCTGTTTCCATTTTTTCTTTTACTGAACGCCAAAAAGAGCGCATAGAATCCATGTTTCTAGTTTGAACAGCAAGTAATCCTCTCGGCATTCTGCTCTTAGTATAAGATGAATTAACATAGTTTTCCATAGCAATCAGTGTCATAATATTGTTAAATAGAGTTACAATAGGAGACATTCCATATAATCTAGAAGGACTATATTTGCTAAAGTGCAAAACTTCTCCTTTCAAGAAGTGTTGGTCTTTACCATTTGCTCTATTTACATAATGAACAGGGAACATATTTCCTCCGCATTGGTCGCAGATTTCATGAGGGTCAGTGGTTATTTTATCTCTATGATTAACACAAGTGAAGCCCTTAGTTCCTCTTTGTCCTAATTCATCAGCATAAATAAACATGGTAACAGGGTCGCCACGATAAACTTCCTTTATTCTGTGCATTCTAATCTTACCATTACCATCAATAAAATACTCTTTGACTAAAACAATATAAGCATCATCCATTATATTCAAGTCATCTTCTAGTTCTTGTAAAACATCAATGAATAGTTGTTCGGACTTATTGACATAACCTTCAATGAACTTTTCAGCATACTCTAATTGTTTTACATCGGGTTTCTTCAAGTCCGTAGACTCGCATCTTAAACATTCATTAACAGGTCTACTATGTTCTTTTCCACAATTATTACATCTTGCCTCATATGCCTTTTCCCACATATATCCTCTTCTAAATACCTCTTGTTTTAGTTGAGTAATACAGGTTCTCGCTATAACAGATTGATTAACTAAGTTGTAAATAATTGGGCCAGTAATCATATGATGCTGTTGCCTTTCTTGTATTCCCATATTATACACGGTTCTATCCGCAGGTTTGGGAGTTTGTCGCCTAAACAGGTTAGTTAGTTTAAATCGTCTTTTTTCCTCTACCATAAACTACACCCCTAAAATTTCCACAAAACACATCGGTTATAGAACCTTCGACATAATAGGTTTTCCTGCCTTAATCCAACATTCTTCACAAAATCCAAAAGGGTAGGCAACTTTAGCAACATAACAACATCCGTAGAAGGTCGGTTCGGTTGATTTCTTCCAAGCCAACCATTCTTCCGAATTCAAGCAAGTATTCCTCCAATATTTTCTAAATCATCCATTGTAGACATTTTACAGTTATCTTTGTATTTCTGTATATCATCTAGATATATTCCTTCTTTTAGCCAGTCATACCCAACATGGTCTTTATGATTCTCCCATTTCATCAGTTTGAAAATCTCATCACATCTTCCTTTATACCAATCAGCCTTTTTGTATGATTTTTTCATGCGTATGAGTTCTAGCAATAGTTTAGCATTACCCTTTTTTAATCTAAAATGAGGAAGACACTTTGTTAATAATTGCTGAACATCACCTTGAGAATAGAAATTTAAACGATTAATTAGTCTAGTATTTTGTGGAGATTTTTGGTCTAGGTGCATTTTACCGAAACCTATTGACTTGTGCATTTCCTGCATGAACGCCTTTCCTCTTTCCCCCGTAGCCACAAGCCCGACTCTAGGATTCATGTTTCTATCTAAAGTAATAAATCCATCCGAATCAATAAATGCGGCAGTATAAGCCCAAATGTTTTTCTTAATCATTGAAGGCATTTTGTAATATGACCCTCTATAAGAAGTAATATCTAATTTTTTAATTGCTTTAGATATCGAATTAGGGCTACTTATTTTGAATAGAGTTGTTGGCATTCTTTCATGTATTTGTTTTGCTGTTATGCCTTGATTTTCACAAACTGCTTTTAGTATAAAATCCTCTTGCATTTCTTTTTTGGTTTTATTAATTGACTGGTCAGTGATTTTATTTATGGTACTTCTAAATTGTTTTTTTGCTTGCACCATTTCTTTGTGTAAATCGGAGTAGTCTTGGCCGTAAGCCATTCCCTTTTGTTTTTGTTCCGCTTCCCAAAACTTACACAAAGAATCAATGGTTTCTCTTCTCAATTCCGAACTCTTCATTTTATTTAATTTGTATAGGTCTTTTTCATTATATCTCATTTTAGATAGAGGTATAGTGTAATCGGATAGCCATGTAATAGAGCCTATACACTTTTGTAAATAATCAGCATACGCATCTATCATTGTGTCTATGGCTTTAGACATTTTTTCTCTATGTTCTCCTTTTAATTTTCTTCTAGCCTTTCTCATTTTTTTAACCAAATCAGGAACACTTTGCTCTTGAATAATGTATTCGTCGGGAAATGTGTTTAGTTGTTTTCTAGCCTCACTAGCATTTATATTATAATGTGTAGATATTTTGACTATCTCTTCGTGTTCCGACAATACCCCTTGATTGTATAGTATTTTATTTAATTCTACACCTAGTTGCCTCTCGGCTTCATTCATCACTTCTTCTTCCTCTTCATCCAATTCAGCCAATCTTTCCATTTGTTCAGCCGCTTGCCGATATTTTTCTGCTTGTTCTGTCATGCAATCACCTTAGAAGTTTAATCCCATTGGATTTATCCTGCCTTTTCTAACTTGTGGTTTAGAATCCTCAAATATACCCATATCATCTAGTAAAATAAAACTATCAGTTGCTTGATAGGTTGCGGCATTGGCTAATGCTAGACTCATAACCATGTCGTCATGCGCCCCAACACCCTCGAATTTACCTCTTTCAGTAATAGCAAACATTGACAACTCCTCCAATAAGACACTAGTAACTCTTCTACTTTCTTCATTCCCATAAGGAAAATTCATCTTACCGTTCTCTAGAGTCATCTGCAAGTTCAAAATTATCTCTTGCTTCTTTCTTCTAGTAGTATTAAAATCATGAATATTTAAATCAGCGACTTGTCGCAACTCCTGCGTAAATGATTTGGCAAATGTATTTGTTTCGAATAGTATTGCCTCCGGTCTAAACAGTTGCCCTATCAGTTTCACTTTCTGTATGTTTTCTCTAAACTCTACATTCTTAGACCTATCAACATATACTACTGATTTATTTTCCTCTTCATCCATTTCTATTACAGTAATTACATTGTAGTCACCATCAGTAGAAATAGCAGGGTCTACACCTACAAAGTATTTGTAGCCTTCACGCTTTAATGGCTTTAAAACTAAATCTTTATTTTTGGCATTATCTAAATGTTCGGGATTAAATAGAGAAGTTCCTGTAGATATAGGAACACACATATATTCTCTTGTGAACATCATAGACCCTACTTCCGCTTTACGAGCCATTAGTGCTTCATAGTTCCATCTATCCGGCCAAAGGGGTTCATTAAGAGCATTAAGACAAGGATAGGTATTAACAGTATAAGCAGGGTTTTCGGCAAGTTGTTGGTAAATATCCGTATAACTAAATGGAGTTCCGATAACTCGCAAAGAAGCAGTATGGTGAAGTGTTGGTATCATGTCACCATAAAACCAATCCGTAACCTTTTGGATTCCTGTCATACTAAACTCTTTCAAAGGGTCGTCAATGATAATCTCTTGAGGGTGAAGTCCACGAATCTGTGAACCAACAGAACGCTCTAAGATTTGATTACCATTAGTAAGTGTAATGTTT